TGTATTACACCTTGTCACCATACAAGCCAGTATGTTGTCCTACCTAACAAAGATGGTGGAGACACTCTGCACGTTAAGTTGGTTAACCGCAGTTTGGATTGCGTGTTTGGTTTACGCTACGCTATCATGCAATATCGTATGTTCCAGATGGTATTGTGTAAGATGTTTGGTTTCAAGTTGGGGAGGTTATCCTTAGACTTGAGTCAATATCATGTATACACTAACCAGATTGAGTATGCTAAGGAGTTGCTTGAACGTGAAGGTGGTATGCAAGACCAATGTTCACTTAAACTAAGGTGTGGAGTTGAATTTGGTGACATATATGATTTACTAGAACTACGCTGGGATCAGTGGCAAATGAGTTATAAATATAACAAGCAACCCTTTATTGCACCTCGTCCAGATATGGTTGCGTAGAAGTTGAATCCCTTGTCCGAAAAGAGTGGTGTTATTTCGGACAACGTGTAAACTACAAAGGAGGTATTTTGAATATTGATATTTTTGGGTCTATCCTATCCCTAGAGGTGGAGTTGTTCCTTACAGAATGGAGGGAGGGTAACAGGGAGCAGTACCCTTTGGAGATGCCTGAGGGAGATTGGGTTGAGCAATTTATTATGTACCTATGTATGGAGAAACCACATGTACAAAGTTAGTGCAATTGTTTGTGTATCACCTAGTGGTGGTATTGGTGATGCAGAAGGGAAACTGTTATATTACAACACTAATGACCTAGCTTTCTTTAGTGGATTTACACAAGGTAAAGTATTAATCGTTGGGTACAACACGGCTAGGACACTACCCAAGCTTGCTAATCGCTGTGTGTTGGAAGACTTCCGTGATGTAGAGTTTGATTTGTGTTGGATTGCACGCAGCAATCAAAGTGATGTGGTGGTGATTGGAGGTAGTGCAACATACACTAAATATGCACCTCAAATAGAGGAGTTGTATGTTACAAGGATGAAGGAGGAGAGTAGTAAAGAGGCTACTGCTTTCTTTGATATTGAGGACTTCAAACACCTTAAGAGCAAGAGTGTAGTGTATAAAAATAATGAGTTTCAAATTGAGAGGTGGGTATGACTGAATGGCTTGAAGAGGACTTTAATTATAGTTTGGAAAATGATGTAGACAGTAGCAGCTTGAGCCTATACAATCTGTTTACCAATAAGGAGTTTAAGATTGCTTACTTAGCGGGAGATAAGAAAAAGGTTAATGAACTTTTACACACTGTTGGTGTAGACTTAGAGCAAGGTTGGTGTATCGTAGATAGGTTGCATCGTCCTTTAGGTTCTAAGGTGGTTGTTAAAGGAGCTGTACTGCTTTACAAGGAACGTACAGATGATAAGTGGATCAAAGGTGGGTATGCTAGTATGGAGGCTGTAATTCGATCAACAGGAGACCCTAGTGTACGAAGTGAGATGATGCAGATGCAAGATGCCTACTTCGGTACAGGTAAGTTTATTGACAAGTGTAAGGGAGTGTAGTTTACACAATGTGTGAGACACGGCTGTATTAGCCGTCAATGTGGGGATACTACATGTCAGAGTTGATGAGATCCGAGTGCGGAGTGTGCGGTGCTTCGATTGGTGTCCTAAAGAAAGAGGGCACTAATTTTGAAGCTAAGAGTGTAGCAGACAAGATTGCCGCTATGCATTGCAAAAGTGAAAGTGGTAGAGGGTGGGACACAAGCAAGAGTATTAAGAAACGTCCTAAAGTGGACATGAATGAATTTAGTGAATTATTCTAAACAACGGTAAGGAGATAAAGTTGGACACAGTACAAATCAGGACAAAGAAAGAGACTTTCACAGTTGACTATCCAGAGGCTTTAGCATTCATGGATCAACAGCTATCTATTTTCTGGCCACACTTTGAGGTTAAAGTAGAGAAGGATAAGCAAGATTTATTGGTAAACCTAACACCAGCAGAGCGTCATGGTGTTATTACAACACTGAAACTGTTCACTAAATATGAACAAATTATTGGCAACGAGTTCTGGTTAAACTGGGTGATGAAGAAGTTTCCACGCCCAGCAGATATTCAGCCTATGGCTGCACTGTTCGGTGCTGTAGAGCTTTCTGTACACCAGTTCTTCTATAAGGAGTTGAATGAACAACTTGGTATTGCTACAGATGAGTTCTACAACTCATATATTGATGATGAGACACTTAGTCAGCGAATCTCGTACCTTGAGGATACCCTAACTGGAGGTGATGAACTACGTGCAATAGGTGCTTTTACTTTTGGAGAGGGTGCTATCCTCTACAGTAGTTTTGCCTACCTGAAGCACTTCCAGTCCCAAGGTAAGAACAAGATGATTAACACTGTATCTGGGATTAACTTCTCTGCGAGGGATGAAAACCTACACTCAGAAGCAGCGGCTTGGTTATTCCGAACACTGAAGAAAGAGTTGTTAGATGCGGGTAAGATTGATAATGAGTACCTTGAGGATTTGAAGGAAGACATTGTAAAAGCTGCACACACAGTAATTGAACATGAGGAAGCTATTATTAAGAAGCTGTTCGAGGAGGGCGCTGTTGAGGGTGTAACACCAACTCAGCTTCTGGCTTTCTGTAAGAGTAGGGTTAATCTATGCTTACGTAATCTGGGGTACGACAATCTGTACAAGATTGATTACAACCCAATTGCTGAGTGGTTTTATAAAGGTATCACTGGCTATCAGTTCCAAGACTTCTTTAGCAGTCAAGGCAATCAATATGGTCGTGGTTGGGATGAACAAGCATTTGTATGGAGTGATAAGTAATGAGTATTGGTGAATATGGTAAACTGAGTGTTGAGCGTAAGAAGATGCAAGCTGAAGGTGTTATGCCTGAGTGGTTTTCTACTGGTGGGTGGCAGTTGTTTAAAGATCGCTACTTGTATCAGGCGGACAACCCCAAGCAACAGTATGAGCGTATTGCTGCAACACTTTCTAAGCATACGCCAGACCCAGAAGAGTTTAAAACAATCTTCTTTGACTTGCTGTGGAAAGGTTGGTTGTCTCCTTCTACACCAGTCCTATCTAACACGGGGACAGAACGTGGGTTGCCAGTTAGCTGTGCAGGCAACTACACCTCGGATAACATTTACGACATCTTTGATAGTCGTAAAGAAGTTGCACTGTTAACCAAACACGGCTTTGGTACAGCAAGTTATCTGGGAGACTTGCGTGGACGTGGTGACACCATTAGTGTAGGTGGTAAGGCTGCTGGCTTGATGCCTGTAATTGACTTACAAAGCTCTGACATGGAGTACGTTAGTCAAGGTGGTGTTCGTAGGGGTAGTTGGGCTGGGTATCTTGACATTAGCCACAAGGACTTCTTTGAGGTTGATAATAAACTAGCCACAAAACCTGATGGTTTGAACATTGGTTATGTTTGGTATGACAGTGATACGCTAAAAATGAAAACTGGTGACGAGGATATGACTAAACGTTGGCAGTCTTTCCTAAAAACTAAAATGATTACTGGGAAAGGGTACTTGTGGTTTGCAGACAAGGCTAACCGTAAAGCCCCACAAATGTACAAGGACAAAGGGTTGAAAGTTCGCACTAGCCAGTTGTGTAATGAGATATCACTGATGTGCGACAAGGATCACACATTCACTTGTGTGCTTAGTAGTATGAACTTGGCTAAATGGGATGAGTGGAAAGACACAGATGCTGTATACTATGCAACAATCTTTCTTGACGCTGTTTGTCAAGAGTTCTTAAACAAAGCTAAGAACATTAAAGGTTTGGAAAAGGCTATTGCTTTCACTAAGAAGAGTCGTGCATTGGGGTTAGGTGTTGCTGGATACCACACTTATTTAATTGATAGTGGCATACCTTTCAACTCTTTCCAAGCACAACACTTCAACCGTACAATGAGTAAGAAACTTAAAGATGACAGCTTGAGGGCATCTCAGTGGCTTGCTGGTGTGTGGGGAGAGCCAGAGTGGTGTAAGGGTTATGGTGTTGCCAACACCCACCGACTAGCCATTGCACCAACTAAGAGTACAGCTCTTATTATGGGTGGTGTTAGTGAGGGTATCAACCCAGTGGTTGCGTATGTGTTTACTCAGCGTAGTGCTGGTGGGGAGATTAGTCGTGTAGACCCTAGCCTACTTAAAGTAATGAAAGCAAAGGGTGTATACAACAAGAAGAACATTGAGGAGATTGCTGATGCAATGGGCAGTGTCCAAGGTGTTTCATGGTTGTCAGAGGAAGAGAAAGAGGTGTTCAAGACAGCATTTGAGATCGACCAGTATGCAATCTTGAAGCAAGCTGAGGATCGTGGTAAGAACTTGTGCCAATGGCAGAGTCTGAACCTATTCTTCAGTGCAAAAGAGGATGAGGGTCATATCTCTAAAGTGCACCAATACGCTGTAGAGAGTGAGGATATTCTTGGTTTGTATTACGTTTATAGTATGGCTGATGTTCAAGCCTCTAATGATAAGGATGAGTGTGTAGCATGTCAGTGATTTATAAGGTGTATGGTACAGAAGGTTGTCCTAATTGTGTATTAGCTAAAAACCTCCTATGTCGGAATGGGTTAGAGTTTGAGTATGTGAGTGCCGAGGAGAACTTCGACTCTTTTGTGGAATACTTGTCCTCTCACGCTCCTAAGGGTGCGAGGGGCTTCCCTCAAGTGTTCCTTGAGGATAGTGATGAAGTTGTATACATTGGTGGGTATAAGGAGTTGAGTGAAGCCTTGAAATAAAGATTGACATAACACCGCTAAATAGAGCACAATAGCCCCACTCACCCATGAAAAGGTTTGTGGGGTTTATTATTATAAGGAGAAAAGAATGAAAATTAGATTGGTGTATGGAGTTGGAATTAATGATGCTGATTATGTTACTCAGAAGTGGGAAACAATCGGGTATGTGAATGGTAAACAAAAGCAGAAGCTGGTTTGGTATTGTCCTTACTACCGAGCATGGGCGCATATGCTACAGCGTTGTTATTCTATTAAATACCAAGAGAAGAAGCCAACTTATAAAGGGTGTAGTGTTTCAGAAGAGTGGCTAAGATTTAGTAACTTCAAGAGATGGATGGAGTGTCAAGAATGGGATGGGAAACAATTAGATAAAGACATCCTGTTTGCAGGAAATAAGGTGTATAGTGAGGAAACCTGTGTCTTTGTAACAAGGGTGGTAAATATGTTTACTATTGACAGTAGTGCATCTAGAGGTGAATGGCTTCTAGGTGTGTGTTGGCATAAGCCAGCAGGTAAGTTTATGTCTCAGTGTTGCAACCCCTTCACTAAGAAGCAAGAAACCCTTGGCTACTTCACTTGTGAGAAAGAAGCACACCAAGCATGGCTTAAGCGTAAGCTTGAATTAGCTCACCTATTAGCAGAGGAGCAAACAGATGAAAGAGTAGCTAAAGCATTAATTGAACGATACACTACTAGCTGTGGGAGATTGATATGAGTGAGTTTGTAACTGTCCTATTCAAAGTTGAGGATAAAGAAATCTTCAATAATAAATTTACTGAATGGTGTCGGAGTATGGGAGAGGGTATTCTTGTAGAGGGAGCTAAGGTGATTGCTATTGATAAAGGCAACCTATTTGCTGAACTAGAAAAGTTAGAACAAGAGATGTTTGAGGTGTGCCAGTGAACTTTGTATCTAACACATTAATTGGAGCAGCAATCCTGACGGCGCTGACACTTGGATTTGCTTTCATACCTGAGGTAATGCTTGGGCTACTTGTAGTGGTAGCTAGTATTGCTATTAGTTGCTTACTAGGTTTTGCTGTACGTTCAATATGGGAGCAGTTATCTTGAGTGTATTCAAATTGAAGTTAGAGCCTCTAGCTGGTACAGATATTGAGGATGCTGTTAGAGAAGCTAAGGCTAAATGTATATCACTAAACCTTGCATATACATACTTCTCATTCAATGGTATACTAGTGAGCGTAGGAAAACGTGCTGACCCAGCTAAGGCATTGCAACAATATATAGATGCCTGTGATATTGGTGTTACATATATACTCGTAGAGAATATAAAATGACTATAAAACTAAATGAGAAATTACTATTAGATCAAGGTGTACCACAATCTGCTGAGGATGCTTTGGTTGTCTTGCATACACTGTTAGACAACATTAAATCTAACCCAGATGAATACGGCTCACCATTGCAAGTGCTGGAGGTTGTCAAGTGTATGGAGTACACAATGCAGTCATTGTGGCGGTTTCCTCTCTCATCTAAACACCACATACACCAATTTTATATTGAGAAGTGTACGTGCCCTAAATTGGATAATAGGGATCGAATTGGTAGTGGGTACTTTGTTTACAATAAGGGATGCCCTTATCACGGTGCAATGTTAAAACAGAATGAAAGGGAGTGTAAATTAATGGGGAGTATGATTTTATGAGTGTTATAAATAATAGCGTTACAAATAATAGTATTAAAATTAAATGCAATAACAAGGAATTGTATAATCTTTTAATCCAAGATATTAAAGTTGAGGCTATTGGTAGTGGGTTTGTTGTAACAATTATTACCGACCCACCCAATGCTGCTCTACTCTACTACACTCGTAACAATCGTATGTACATAACCTCTTACATAGAGGAGTTTGTGTGCACTGTAGAGTTTCCTGTAAGTGTAGTTAAGAGTGTGGTAGAGAGCTGTGCATTCAAAGATGTTATCACCTTGAGAGGTAATCCTCATGGCGTCTTAATGGATGTGTCTTTGGA